AATACAAAAAAGAGTGTTACCAAGCGTTACATGATTATTGGTTTAACGGTAAAGCTGAACGTAAAACCACGGTAGATGATCGCACAGGCCTACGCAATGCCGTGAATATGTTGGTGAGTAAGAAAGGCTTAATTTATTCCGATGCCTATCATCTAATCCACCAACGCTTTAACGTGGAATCAATCGAAGATTTGACATTAGAGCAATTACCGCAAGCGGTGGAGTATGTTCACAGAATCGTGCTTGAGGGAGAGTTAATCACCGAAACCAAATTACAGGTATCAGAAAAGGAACTCCCACTAGCACTGCGGAAACATAAATATGCTCGAGAACTTACAGAGGAACAGTGGCTACGAATGGCAAGTTTATGGTATGCCTTATATAACTGCCTAGATTTTATTGAGCTTATTTACAAGCCATTGGCTGCACTTAACTCTCCATACGCCTCTACGGCATATACCCACGCAACGGAATATAAAACATCGTTAGGTGTGGCAAAACGCATACTTGAGCCGTTACTGGCTGATTTTGAAGTAGATCCAATAGATGACGCACATTTTTATTTTGCCACCAAGACATTGAGAGAATATCAACCTCAAGGACTTGCTAAATTAGTGAGAATTTAAAATACGAAACTAAGGTCTTGATACTTAATCAGTGTTTTATTAGTATCTACTTGTATTGAATTAGTAAGGAGTATAATTATGACAGCAAGATTTATATCATTCGTTGCGAAAGTATTACTGCTTTTGACAGTATGCCTAACTCCATTGTTTTTATTTACTAAACCTTGGGGTATTTATGTATTTTGCGTTGTCATGATTATGCTAATTGCTTGGTGTTTGCGTATTATCTTTGATAGCAAACTGACAAAGCAGCAAAAAATAGATAGACTATTTGGTAATACATATTAGTCGGATTTAATTCAACAAAGCTCGCCTTTTGGCGGGCTTTTTTTATGGGATAAATTTACAAAATGGCATCTACGGTATCTGATTTATTAGTCCGCCTAGGCGTTGACGATGCAAAATTTAGAAGTGGCTTAAATGTCGCAGAGGCTCGCGCTAAAAGTTTTTCAATTCGCACAACCCAATATTTGAAAAACATCGAAAATGCCGCGAATTCGTTAGAAAAAATTAATACTAGATTGTTTAATTTTTCTGTTGCAGGTGTTGGCCTTGGTACGCTAAAGAATTATGCAGACGGGTACACCGAGGTAAAAAACAAACTCGCGCTAGTTGAGAGTGCATCATTTAGCAGTCAGCGCGGGTTACAGTCACTCTTTGATATATCATTAAAAACCAACCAAAGCCTAGAGGCGACATCAAGCATTTATCAACGTTTTGCACAAAATGCGCAGGCGTTAGGAATTAATCAAGCGCGCGTTGCAAGTCTAACGGAGACTGTCTCTAAAGCTGTTGCTATCTCCGGTGCAAGTGCGGAATCAGCACAAGCGGCCTTAATGCAGTTTGGACAATCCTTGGCAAGTGGCGTTTTCCGCGGGCAGGAATTTAACTCAGTGATGGAACAAACGCCAGGTCTTGCTCAAGCAATGGCTAAAGGGCTTGGTGTATCAGTTGGTGAGCTGCGTAACATGGCTAATGCCGGTAAGCTCACAATGGATGTTATTATCCCTGCTCTTGAGCGTGTAAAAGGTAGTGTTGATGAGCAATTTAATACACGTATCGTTACAATTGGGATGGCGTTCGAAAACCTACGTACATCTACTACAAAATGGATTGGTGAGTTAGATCAAGCAAGCGGCGCAAGTCAGGGATTTGCTACGGTAATCAGTGGCATGGCGGATCATTTAACCGTTGCGACAAGTGCGCTTGGTGGATTTGCTGCCGTCTTGAGTATAAACAAGTTACGCGCATTTATTGCTGCCGGTAACGAGCAAGCCGCATTGGCAATTAATGTTGCTCGTGCGGAAAATGTAAAAACTGCCGCGCTACGCGAACAAGCCCAAGCGGAAATGAGTTTAATCCAAATCAAACTCACCCATGCACGCACCGAATCGGAACTGTTAGCAATCCAACAACAAGCCGAAGTGCAATCCCGAAAATTGACGGCAGCAATCATGGCTGAATCTAATGCACGGCGCAATCTTGATCTTGTAACAAAACGTGCTACCGCTGGTGGAAGATTGTTTAGCAATGCTCTTGGTTTCGTTGGCGGCCCGATTGGATTAGTAACAATCGGACTAACCGCTGCTGCTGGCGCTCTGATTGAATATCGCCAAAAAACGGAGCAGGCAAAACAGGAATCTTTAGCCTTTGCTGATTCGTTGGATATTACAAGCGACTCATTACGCACCGTTACGGCAGATATGCTGTCATCAATGCGCACCAAACTTGAGCGATCTATTGAGACGCAAAAAGCTGTTATTACAGAGCTGAAAGCAGAAACAAACAGGCTCGAACAACAAGTTAAAATCCAAATTGATGGAATGAACTCACATGGATTGCAAAATAATCAACACGCAATCGAGAGATACAAAAAGTTAATTGGAGACTTGTCGATCAAAAAAGGTGAGTTAGCGGAAGCGAATGAGAAACTTGAAAAATCAGAACGCGACTTACTCACACTTGATTCGGGAAAATCTATCGCCGAACTTAACACTAAACTAAAAGAGCTATTGCCAACAGTTGATTTATCAAAAATTAATATTGATAAATTAGGGCTATCTGTTGAGGATTTTAACCGTTTAGTCCCTAGTGCAGAAAGTGGTGCTAATAGCATATCAAGCGCTGTACAGCGTATGGGGGCAATGGCGCTTATCGTAGCTAGCAACTTTGATGCTCTAGGGTTATCTGTTAAAAACGCATTGAGCGATAAAGCGCAAAAGATTATTGATCGTAATAATCGCCAAATTGCGATTAATCGAGAAAAAGACCCGAAAAAGAAACGTCGACTTGAGGCGGAAGATCAGGCTATTAATAGTGGGTTTGACCCTAATAGCACGGATTTTTCCGCCGTGGCCGACTCTTTTTATAATGTGCTTGGCTCAAAAAAAACAAAAGGCGCAGGGAAAGGTGAGCGCGCTCGTGATAGTTGGCTTAATTTCTACGATGAAATTCGCAAGAAAAACAGCTCTAGTCTAGGCGAAATCGAGTTAGAGCAAGCGCGAATGTTCCAACGGTTGGAAGAACACAATAAAAAAGGTGTGGTATCGTATCAAGAATATGAAACCGCAAAAACGGCTATTGCAGAACGCTTTGCTCGCCAACGTTTAGAGCTTGCAGGTAAATATGCGCCGGAAAAACTGCTGAAAGCGAATTTGAATGATGACTTAAAGTCGATTCAGGAGCTTTATAACGCAGGGCAACTAAATCAGGCGGAAGCTGCCAAAGCCGCACAACGGGCGCAGTTTGATTATGCGCAAGGTGTGTCACAAAACGCTGTAGATCCGTTATCTCAATTCCGCGCACAATTCGATCCAAATCAGGAGATCGAAAACCAGCGAACTAGAGATTTAGCGTTACTTGATGCAATGCAAAGCGGCAATGAGCAGAAATTATTGTCGGAGGAGGAATATCAAAAGCGCCGACAACAAATCATGGATAGATATGATAATCAACGCCGCCAATCGGAGTTAGATTATTATGGACAATCCGCCCAAATGATGAGTAGCGCATTCGATACTATGGCCGGCGTAATGGAAAATGCGGCTGGTAAGCAATCAGGCATTTATAAAGCGATGTTTGTGGCATCTAAAGCATTCGCTATTGCTGAGTCAGTTATTAAGATTCAACAAGGTATTGCTAATGCGTCATCCTTGCCATTCCCGTCAAACTTAGCTGCAATGGCAAGTGTTGCGGCATCAACCGCAAATATTGTCTCTACTATCCAAAGTGTAAGTATGAAATTTGCTACCGGCGGTCATGTCCAGGGGCCCGGAACCGGAACAAGCGACTCAATCCCCGCTTGGTTATCTAATAATGAATTTGTGATGACCTCCCGCACGGTAGATCATTATGGCGTCGGTTTCATGAACGCGTTGAATCAACGCAGATTCCCTAAATTTGCAAATGGCGGTCATGTTGGTGGAAAATCTGATAGTTATGACGGATTGTTTAGCGGTGGTGGAGCATCAACTAATAACGAAGTATCAATAACAATAAATATTGATAAAAACGGAAATGAAACCGTAACTGCTGAGCAAAAAGCGGCACAAGGTAAAGAGCTTGCACTAGCAATCCAAGCAAATGTACTTGAAGTGTTAAGAAAACAACGTCGTCCAGGTGGAATGCTTGGATAAGGAGATGAGATGGCTTTAAAAACATTGCCTTGGTGTCCGCAGCCTGGTTATACGGTTGATGAAGAACCAAAGCGGAAAGTGCTTAATTTTGGGAATGGCTATCAGCAACGAATGGAAGATGGAATAAATGCTCTTTTGAGAAAATATTCCGTTACCTATAAGGTTAAAAATAGCCAATCAGCAGCATTTCGTCAATTTATGAAAGAGCATGGTGGAGTCCGTGCTTTTTATTTTAAAGACGTCGCACTAAATGGGGAATTAGTTAAAGTTGTTTGTGTTAAGTTCCCTCGCCAAATTGGGTTGACTCACACAACCTTTAATTGTGAATTTGAAGAGGTGGTATAAATGCCTAAAAATTTACCTAAGAAAATGACCGCACTTTTGCCTGAATTAGAGCAGGGTGCGCTTATTGAATTGTGGGATATTGATTTACGTCATATTACTCCGACTAACGGGTCTAATGCTGCAGGTGAATTATACCGATTTCACAACGGTTTAAACCAAGGGCGAACCAATATTTGGTGGCAGGGAAATGAGTATCAAGCCTATCCAATTAAAGCAGATGGATTTGAAATTAGTGGGCAAGGGCCTAGCGCTCGTCCGACATTAACAGTATCTAACCTATATGGCATCATTACTGGTATTGCGGTTAATTTAGGACAAGGCGTTGGTGGTAAAGTTACTCGTAGATTGGTTTATGCGCAGTTTCTTGATGCCCGCAACTTTGAAGGTGGCAAAAACGTTCAGGCAGATCCTACACAAGAAGCAGTGAGTTATTACATCATTGAGCAATTAAAAAGCCTTGATGATAAACAAGCTACTTTTGAACTGGCATCACCTGCAGAAACGGATAACGCAAAAATACCGCTATTAATGATTACATCTGATGTTTGTATTTGGCAATATCGTTCGCCACAATGCGGTTATACAGGTGGACCTGTTGCCGATGAATTTGATAAACCAACGAACGACCGTAAAAAAGACAAATGCTCACATTGTATCCGTGGTTGTAAATTGAGATTTGGTGAGAATGCTGTGTTACCGTTTGGCGGTTTTCCAAGCACAACTCAGTATGGGAATTGATCATGATTATTCCAGATAAATTAAAAAAAGAGATACTGTCACACGCTAAAAGTACAGCGCCTCAAGAATGTTGTGGCTTTGTTGTATTTAAAGATGGTTTCTCTTATATCCCTTGCGAAAACATCTCACACGATCCTGTTAATTTTTTTGAAATATCGGCAGATGATTTTCTTCTTGCTGAAGAACGTGGTGTCATTGTAGCGTTGGTGCATTCTCACCCTGATTCAGCTTTTGGAAAAGGGTTGCCATATTTATCCATTGCTGACAGAGAATGTCAGGTTAGAACACAGCTAGATTTTTGGCTGGTGGTGGATAACGATATAAGACAATTCCGCTACATCCCCCCATTAATCGGGAGAGAATTTGAAAACAATAAGCAAGATTGTAGAAATATCGTACTTGATTGCTATATGTTATCTGGCATTGATTTACCCGATGATTCTAAGTATGAGTTTGATTGGTTTGAAAACTCAAACTTATATGAAGATGGCATGAAACGGTGTGGATTTTTTAAATTATCACAAGATGAACCTGTCCAGATTGGCGATGTAATCTTAATTAAAGTCGGAGCAAATGTAGCTAATCACGCTGGAGTGTATCTAGGTGATCAGATGATGATTCATCATAGTGAAAGTCGTCTCTCTGCACGTGTGCCTTATGATGGCTTTTGGCTTAATTCAACGCATTCAATTTGGAGACATTCAGAATGGCAAAAATTACATTTCATGGCAATCTTAAACGATTTAGCGATGAACCATTCGAGCTTGATGTAAGTAACTTTCGAGAGTTAATGAGTGGATTGCTAACGCAAATTAAAGGATTGCGACAACACTTACGGCACGGCTATTACAAGGTGCGTGTTGGTAGTAAGTATCTATCCGAGGAGCAATTAAAAGCTAACCCTATTATTGATTTAAAGGATGATTGCACAGTGCATTTTACACCTGTTGTTGCCGGTGCCGGTAAAGCTGGTGGAATTATACAAGCAGTACTTGGAGTTGTGTTAATTGTTGTCGGTGCGTGGACGGCTAACTACGGCTTAATTGCCGCTGGTGCCGGTATGTTGATCGGTGGTGCTGTAACCCTGCTAACAAAAATGCCGGACATGAACAACAAACATGACGAGGGCGAAAAGAAACAAAGTACATCATTTAGCAATCTTCGTAATTTAACTCCACAAGGGAGACCTATTCCGTTATTGTACGGCAAGATGATGACCAGTCTTGTACTGGTGTCTCAAGGGATTGAAACATTTGACGATGTTTAGGTAGTAAATCAGTATATCACTAATAAATTTAACCGCTTATAGGCACTGCTTATAGGCGGTTTTCTTTTAAAGAGGTACTTATGGGCGGTAAAAGCCAAGGTTCAGCGCGCACACCACATGAAGCACCTGATAGCCTTCGTTCTTCGCAACGATTACGTGCTATTGGTTTAATCTCTCTTGGTCCAATCAAAGGTCCAGCCAATAAATGGAAATCAACTTACTTTGACAATACGCCAATCCAAAATGCAAACGGTGTTGATGATAATGATGAGTCAAGTTTCAATTTCAAAAACACAGAGATAGCATATACACTCGGCACACAGGACCAAATGCCGCTACAAGGCTTTGAAATGTCAGAGCGCGAAGTATCAGTTGGCGCTGAAATTAAAAATGTTACTCCTGTAACAAGAACCGTCATTGATCCTGATGTGACACGTCTCAGAATTACATGTGGTGTAAGTGCGTTATTTTCTCAAAATGAGAATGGCGACACTGAGGGAACATCTGTATCACTTGAAATCTTAATCAATGGGCAAAGCCGCACTGTAAAAAACATTAGTGGTAAATCATCATCTCGCTTTTATCGCAGTTATATCATTGATAATTTACCGCCTAAACCATTTACCATTACAGTTAAAAGATTAACAGCCGATAGTAAATCACAGCGGTTACAGAATGGCACTCACTGGGTCAGTTATACAGAAATCATTGATACCAAACTGTCATACCCAAACATGGCATTAATTGGTATTAAAACTGATTCGCGCTATAACCCAAATTTCCCTAATGTGAATCTATTGCTTTATGGCCGATTGGTGAAAGTGCCAAGTACATATAATCCTGAAACAAGAACGTATGCACCTGGTATTTGGCGCGGTGACTGGAAAGAAGAGTGGACGGATAACCCCGCATGGATTTTTTACGACTTAGTCACTAATTCTTTAGCTGGATTAGGTAAACGAATTGGGGAATACGGATTAGATAAGTTTCAGCTTTATCAAATTGCAAAATACTGTGATGAATTAGTCGATGATGGATATGGTGGTAAAGAACCACGAATGGTATCTAATCTATGGATTACAGAACAGCGTGATGCCTATAACGTGCTATCAGACATGGCATCTGTTTTCCGCTCTATTGCAGTATGGAATGGAACGCAGTTTTCAGCTATCCAAGATAGAACATCAGATCCAGTTTGTTTATATACTCAATCAAATGTAGTTGATGGTAAATTCTCTCGCCAATTTGCAGCAGGAAAGACAATTTTCACTGCGGTGGAAGTTGAATATGCCGATGAACGTAACTTCTATCAAAAAGCAGTTGAGTACGTTGCAGATGATTTAATGATTGATCGCTATGGCTACAATGTTAAGAAAATTACAGCTTATGGCTGTACAAGTCGTGGGCAAGCTCACCGATACGGAAAATGGGTATTAGAAACATCTCGTCTTGAACAATGTACTATTACCTTTGTAGTAGGTCGTCAAGGGTTATTGCATTTGCCAGGCGACATCATTGAAATTGCTGATAATGATTTTGCGGGTAAAACACTTGGTGGACGCGTTGTAGCAATAAACGGAAAGACAGTAACGCTTGATCAACCTGTAGAAATTACTGGTAATAGCTATTTAAGTTATCTCAATGATGAAATGCAGTTGGTGAAAATCAAAATCATCAATGCAGATAATACAAATAAATCGGTTGTTACATTAGAAACCAATCCTGTTGGTTTGAACGTAATGGATGATTGGGTATTAAAAACACCGCAAGTATCTACTCAGCTTTACCGTGCGCTCGGCATTACTGAAAACGATGACGGAAGTTATACCATAACCGCACTGCAGCATGAACCGCAAAAAGAAGCGATTGTTGATGGTAGTGCAAGCTTTGTGCCAGTTGTTACAACTATGCACAATGGACTAACAAAAGTAACTAATGCTGATGTAGTTTATAGCGCTGACGGTATAAAACTCACTTGGTCAGTACCCACAACAGATACGTTATTAACCTATGAAGTGCGGTTATATCGCAATGGAAAGGTTTTTAAAACATATCTAAACTTAAAAAATCCAGAAATATCATTTGAAGGATTGCCTGATGGTAGTTATACCGCAGAAATCAGAGCTAAAAACCAAAGTGGCCAATTGTCAGATCCTGTAACGCGCTCATTTGAGATTAATCTCAATATTCCTAGATTCGTAACTAAATCCTTGTTGTTTGCTATTGAGCTTGATTGGGATTTACCTAAGACATTTACACCTGGGTTTAGCACTGAGATTTGGCGTAGCAATACAAATGACATAAGCACTGCAGTGAAAGTGGCAACCTTGCCATATCCTCAAAGTAACTATGTTATCAATGGTGTGCCTTTATCGACAGGCTATTACTTTTATTTACGAGGAGTAGATAAACAAGGTAACAAAGGTGAATTTACCGAAGCAGTATTTGGTGAAGCAGATCATAATCCTGATAACTTGTTAAATGCGTTAGAAGGTAAAATCACCAAGTCACAACTTGGTCAAGAGCTTATTAACTCCATTAAAGCCGATATTAATAATGCTGTTGGCGAAGAAGCTAAAACAAGACAAACCGCTGTCGCAGGTGCATTAGCTCAAATAGCTGCACAGGCTCAATCATCGGGAACCGCAATTAAAAATCTTGAAAAAGCAGACCAAGCACAAGCTGAAACAATTAAAACTGTGACAGCTAAGGCGGAGTCAGCTTTATCGGGCATTACTGCAGTAAGACAAGCTCAAGCGCAAAGTGATAAAGCGAATGCACAACAAATTAACGCATTAACCGCTAAAGTTGGAAATGCAGAATCAACAGTATCACAGGTGAGTAGTGCTGTAGCAGGACTTAATGGCAAAGTTAGCTCGATGCACACAATCAAAACGCAAGCTATTGCTGGTGGACGGACTGCTGTTGCCGGTATCGCACTTGGTGCAAATCAAGAAGAAAGCTCGGTCATTGTTATGGCTGATAAATTCGGAATTGTGGCAAATGCGAATGATGGTAATGTAAAACCAGTGTTTTCCGTTGCAAATGGTCAAGTAGGTATTCGTGGTGATTTGGTTGTAGCTGGTTCTGTGACGAGAGATAAGTTTTCTTCTGGCTCTGGGACAAACTTACTTTACAATCCTATTTTTTTCCCAGATAACAATGGTAAGCCATTTGGTTGGCGAGATGTGCAAACCAGTGATGGAAATTTCTCGGTAGGAGCATTTAGGCTAGATCATGAAAATAGCGGATTTGAGAATGATTATTTTAGCGGAATTGACCCTAATACAGACCGCTGTGTAAACTGGCTTAATACAGGATCAGGAGATAACGCTTGGGCTGTAAGCATAGCTCAAGATGTTAAGTTGACACCAGGTAAAAGCTATATATTTTCATTTTACGGCGCTATTCATGGTGGGAGAGTTGAATATCCTATATATGCACAAAGTAGCCCCGGCGTAAACTCAGGAATACTGCCTACTACTGACGGAGTAATTGCCAGCAGCGGCAGTAGAAGTGATGGGTATCACGGCTTTATGAATATGCCTAGATACTACTCAAAATTCACCGCGCCAGAAAGTGGATATGTAAGACTCCAAATATCTAGTAGAGGGACTGGATTGCAGCGACTGCTTTTAATGAGAGCTATGCTGGAGGAGTGTACCGAACACGCAACAGAGCCTAGTCCATGGGCAAACGCTGGTGTAAGTGCAATTCATGGTGGTAGCATCATTGCTGATACAATACGCGGTGACCATATTCTGGCTAATCAGGAGATTAGAGCACCAAGAATAACTGGTGGTGTCATTACTGGTAACACCGTTAATGGTGCAACAGTTAATGGTGGAACGGTTAATGGTGCCGTGGTAAGCGGTGGTACAGTAAAAGGTGCAATTGTCGAAGGTGGCGTAATCAAAGGCGCAAGACTTGAAGCTGTAACTGGTAAATTTAGTGGTACGCTTGAGGTTAATAATTTGGTTGGTGGCAACTTGTGCGAGGTGTTTGTAGCAAATATTAATATGACAACAGTAGGTTCGAAAAATGATGAGGTCACTTTTTATACCACTACAATTCGCATCAACCCATCACCAGTTAAACGCATTGTGTTTATCGTTAATTCTGACGTTAGCTTTGTTGTCAATGCTAACGAACGAAAAGAATACTATTATTCAAAAACATCTAGAGGAAACCACCCACCAGAGATTTTTAACATTGGCGGCGGCAATCCAAAAATCTGCGTTACAGCTTACGCTGTATCTGATGCAAGAACAATCTACCAATAGGTAGATAATTTAACGAAATGACCGCACTTTCATGTGCGGTTTTTTATTGGAGTAAAAAAATGAAATTCATCACAAAACAAATCGAAGATATTCGTACTGGTGCTATGTCAGAACATCATGCAGTCACAGGCTTGCAAGTTGACTATGTCAATAATAGTACATTTGTCACCATTGCGTCTTATGTGTCAAAAGCTAAAAAAGATGAAGGGAAAGAATCCTTATCTGTAAATACTTTCACCATCCAAGCTGTGCCAGGGTGGGAAAAAATCCCTTATGAATGGGCTTTAGGTGAGTTAGTTAAGGCGCAACCTGAAGATTTTAGTCCTGAAACATATATAGGCTATGTAAACCCATATATGTTTGCTGGTGGGAAAATTAAAGAGTAGCAATAAAAGTGCGATTAAATCAAAAATAAAGTCGCACTTTTTTTAATTTTAAAATAGCATTATTATAGCCCTGTAACTTTTGTAATTTCGGAAAAATGTGCATGATTTCGGAAATACCAAAATCTACAATTAAATAATGAATTGATTTTATTAATAAAAAATTGGTGTTTTTAGATTGGTACGTTTTGACTTCAAA